GTTTGACCGACGCTCGGTGTTTTTGAGCGAGTGAACCGAAAAGGTAACGGAACTGGAAATGTGGCCCTTGTTCCGCTTCCGTTCCTTTGACACGCGCCCCGTTCCGTAACCACATATGCGACACGGAAGGGAACAGGCGGACTTAATCAAGACATGCGCGGCGCGCCACGGCGTTACGCCGCGTGCTGTTCGCAAGTGGCGTGACGCTGCGGACCCTCGTTGGAACAAATTTCTCGCCGACCGTGCGATTGCCGGGATGGTTCCTATGGGATCGGCTGCTCCGGCTCAACCTCAAACGGCTAATCCTCGCGAGTGGACCGATGAGGAACTGACACTGGACAACCAGATCCGCAAACTCAAGGAGGCTACCGCCGATCTGCGCGAGCGTGCGGAGCTGGCGAAGCTCACCGGCGACCTCGATGCCGAGATGACGCTCCGCCGGATGTGGCTCCAACACGCCGAGGCCCTTCGGCGTCTGGAAAAAGACGCGCCTGGCATCGCTCATGCCTCGGGGGATGTGGTGAGCAAGCGCTTGTTCCATCAAGCCCTTCTCCAATACAGCGCCGGGGTGGCCGCCGCCGTCTCGAATCTCCCCGACCGCATCCTCAGCCTCCTCCCTCAGATCGGCGAAGACATCGCCGCAAAAATCCATGCCGAGATCACCGACGTGATGCGCTCGGCCAAAGAGATCCGCCTCGACGATGCCATCGCTTGAGACCGATATCCGCGAGCAACTCGCTCGCATATGGGACCCGGGCCGCCGTCCATCGGCCCTCGAGTGGGCGCAAGATAACGTCACCCTGGACAAGCGCTTTACCCCTCGCCCTGGGAAATACGACGCCGACTACACTCCCTATCTTCGGCAGCTCCACCTTTGGTTTTCCAATCCCCGCGTCCGGCAACTCACTTTTGTGAAGTCAGCCCAAGTCGGCGGCACCACCTGGCTGGCCAACTGCCTCATGTGGGCCATCTCCGAAGACCCCGGCCCGATCCTCTACGTCACCTCGACCAACGAGAATGCAAAAAGCTGGTCCGAGCGCGAGCTCCATCCCCGCCTCCGATCCTGTCCGGCCATCAAACATCTCATCCCCGCCAACGAAGATGACTTCCGAAAAACGGAAATGCACTTTTCCACATGCACCCTCAAGCTCGTCGGAGCCTGTTCCGAGGGGAATTTGGCGAGTCGCTCCATTCGTTATCTTTTTGCCGATGAGGTCGACAAGTGGCCCGACGATTCCTCCCTCGAAGCCCCCGCCCTCGAGCTCGCCATCGCGCGGACAAATTTCTACCGCAAGATCGCCAAGGTCTGCCTCACCTCCACGCCCACCGTCGAGTCCGCCGCGATCTGGCAGAACTTCCTCGCCGGTAGCCAGCACCGCTACCACATCACCTGTCCCGATTGCGGCACCGCCCAGCCCCTCCGCTTCGAGCAGCTCAAGTGGCCCGAGCATCACCGAGATCTCGCTGGTGCCTGGGATCTCGAAGCCGTCGCCGACGAGACCACCTACGCCTGTGAGGCCTGCTCCTCCCACTGGCCCCAGTCCATGCAGAGCGATCTCATCCGCGCAGGCGAGTGGATCGCTGGGAATCCCAAGGCCCCCACCGACCACATCTCCGCACACATCTCCGCCCTCTATTCCCCGCAGATGTCATGGGGCGATTTAGCCAGGACATTCCTTCAAAAAAAAGACAGCCCCGGCGGCCTCCACGATTTTCATAATAACTTTCTCGGCATCCCGTGGGAGAACCGCGCCGCCACCGTCAAAGAGTCCTCCATCCTCGCCCTCCGATCCAGCGACTACCGCATTCGCGAGTTACCCATCGAGCCCGTCATCCTCACCCTTTGCGCCGACCCCGGAGAGCGACAGACTCACTGGACCGTCGAGGCCCGCATCGCCACCGGCGAGAGTTGGGTTATTGATTACGGCACCGTCCTCGCCATCGAGGATCTCATCTCCCCCGACTTCCTCGCGCAGCGCACCTACACATTCGGCGAAAAAACATTCACACCCCGCTTCGGCCTCATCGATTCCGGTTGGTCCGCCGAGCGCGTCTATTCCGTCTGCGCGCGCAGCGGCGGCCTATACATCCCATCCAAAGGTTCGTCCGCCGCCTTTGGCACATGGAATCAATCCGCCATTAATGGCTACCCCGGCCTCCGCCTCGTCACCTACGTTGACCACACAGCCAAGATCGAGCTCTACCTCGAGCGCATTAATAAAAAAATGCCGCCCCCCTTCCATCTCCCGTCCGATGCAGGCAACGACTTCATCGTCGGCCACTCCGGCCAGCAACTCCTGCAAAATAAACACTCCCGCCTCGCCCCATTCTATTGGAAGAAAGTCGCCGAAGATCACTACGGCGACTGCACCAAGCTCCACGGCGTCGCCTGGTGGGTTATCAAATAATCACATCCCGCCCGCCATCGCCTTGTATTGGATCGCCAACTCCCTAGCCACATCTTGGTTGTGCCGGGAGACCATTCCCCACACTCGGAAAAAATCCACCAACCATCCGATGATAAAAAATCCTCCCGTGAACCAGAAGGCAAACTGGAATCCCACCCGCCCGAGATACAAATAATGCCACCCCAAAAACAACCAGGCCAAGTATCCCACGATCACCGATTTTTCCCTTCGATAATAATCCGACAAAAAAGCATCTTGGAAATCTTTGGGACAATTATCGAGACTCAGGAGGATTGCTTTAGATAGAGCCATTCCCATCTATTAAAGAAACCAATTAGCAGACGCCAGCAAAAAGGCACACCGTCCCTGCCATCCTCCCCTTTGACACCAGCACCCCCACGTGACCGCCAACTCCATTGCACGTGCCGGATTCAAAGCCCTTCTCAAAGCCCAGGCAAAAACCCGCGCCGAGCTACTCGCCATGGCCTCGGCCCTCGAGAGCGGCATAGACGAGACCGTCATCACCAGCCTCAGCACCGACGGCACCGGCACCTCCGCCCAGCTTTCCGCCCTCACCAAGACCGACCGCCTCGCCGCCATCATGGAAGTCTATTCCGAAGGCAACTCCCCCCGCTCCCTCTGCTCCACCATCGATCGATCCCTTTACGAGAGCCCACTTTGACACGCCCGCCTCGGCGTGTCCGAAATCAAACCGAATTCAAACAAATCAAATCGCGGCGGCCCCCGCCCCGGAGCCGGTCGTAAACCCAAAGCCGCCGCATTCGAGGCCGCCGAGTTCTCCCGCAATCGCGGCCTCATCGTTTTAAACACCCTCGAGCCCAAGCGTGAAGCCTCGCCCGCCACCCGCCTCGAGCTTCTTAAGAAATCCCGCTGGCTTTACAATAACGTCGGCATCGCCAGCTACCTCATCGAGCATTTGGCCCAGCGCGCCGTCGGCACCGGCATCGTCCCGCAGGCCCGCACCTCCGATCCCGAGTGGAACCGCCGAGCCGAACGCCTGTTCGAGGACCGCGCCTGCGCCGAGTCATGGGCCTTCGACGCCAGCGCCCAGGTGAACTTCTACGGCGCGCAGTCTCTCATCCTTCGGCAAGTCGCCGTCGACGGCGACTTCTTCGCCCAGTTCATCCGCACCGAAGCAGGCGGCACCCGCGTCCGCTTCATCGGCGGCGAAGCCATAGGCAGCACCGCCGACTCCTCCGACCGCGCCTACGACGGCGTCCTACTCGATAAGTTCGGCGCGCCCACTAGCTACCGCGTCATCACCGACCGCGCCAATGGGAAATACCAAGACGTCCCCGCCGCAGACATGCTGCACTTTCGCCACGTCCGCCGCAGCGGCTACCCACGAGGCATCTCCTGGCTGCACAACGCCATCATCAATTGCCACGACCTCGCCGAGTATATGGCCTACGAGAAAGGATCCGCCAAAGCCGGAGCCCAAGTCGCCTTTGCCATCACCTCCGACGAAGCCGTCCGACTCGGCGGAGGCCTGTCGAATCTTCAGACCGCCGACAACCAGGAGATCTCCGCCGAGACCCTCTACAACGGCACCATCATTCCCAAGCTCAAGCCCGGCGAATCCATCCAATCCTTCAAGAACGAACACCCCGGCACCGCCTTCGAGCCATTCATCCGCACGATCATGGGCGAGATCGCCCGAGGCATAGGCCTTCCCCCCGAGGCCCTCATGGTCTTCGTCGGCACCGCAGGCACCGAGTTCCGAGGTCTACTCGAAGTCGCGCAGAATTTTTTAGAGCGTCTCCAGCAAATGCTCGTCGATCAATTTTGCCGCCCCTTCTGGAAATACTGGCTCTGGCATGAGATCCAATCCGGCAACTTGCCCTACCCCGGAGACGACTGGTGGAGGCACGAATGGGTCACCCCAAAGAAAATCACCGTAGACAACGGACGCGACGGCCGTCTCTACGCCCAGCTCCTCGACTCCGGCTACATGAGCTGGGAGCGCTACTGCAACATCCATGGCTTGGACGCCCAAGCCGAGGAAGACGACATCCTGAATACCTACATCCGCCGCCAGCAAAAATGCGCCGCCCTCGGCCTCAACCCCTCCGACGTCTTCCCAAGCCATGCCTCTTCCATTCAAGACAACCCCATCCCCTGAGCACATCACCTTCATCAACGCGCTGCGGACCAAGTTCCAGCGCCCCTTGATGGCCCCACTCCCACCACAAAAAGAAAATGATAAAGAACCACAAAGAGTACTTCAGCTCACTCTCGCAGACATCCTCCGTAGCCGACGAGAATCTCGACGCTGAGTCCAAGCCCCTACGCCGCCTCCTTTGCGCGCTCATCGACCGCGCCGTCGAGGATCTCCGATCCACCGCCACCTACCGATCTCCGCAGATGAACAACGCCGCCGCCTTCGACAAGGTCACCGCCAGCCATTTCATCGATTCCCGCATTTACCGATGGATGTGCGCCCGCATGCACCTCCCCAGTGCCCGCATCCGCAACGCCGCCCTTTTTGACAACCAAACAGAATCACATGCGTAACTGGTATGCCCTCACTCCGAAGCCCTCTATTAGTGAAACCGAAATCTCCATTTTCGACGAGATCGGTATGTATGGCATCAGCGCCAAGCAATTCATCACCGACCTCAAGGCCATCCCCGCCACCGACCGCATCGTCCTCAAGATCCACTCCCCAGGTGGAGAAGTCTTCGACGGCAACGCCATCTTCAACGCCCTCCAGCGTCGCGGCAACGTAGAGGTCCAGATCGAAGGCCTCGCCGCCAGCATGGCCACCGTCATCTCCCTCGCCGGTATGCCAGTCAAGATGGCCGCCAATGGATTCTACATGATTCACAATCCTTGGGGCGTTGCCATGGGAGACGCCGCCGAGCTCCGCGACCAAGCCGAGTTGCTCGACAAGATCCGGTCCAACATGGTCGGAGCCTATGCCGCCAAGAGCGGACAAGACCCCGAGCAGATCCAAGAGTGGATGGACTCCGAGACATGGTTCACCGCCGCCGAAGCCCTCTCCGCCGGATTCATCGACGAGATCACCGACACCCTCTCCCTCGCCGCCTCCTCCAATAAATTCGCCAGAATGGCGAAATTCAAAAACGCCCCCGCCAATTTGACAGCCCAGCCCCATCGTATGGAAATAGAAATCACACCCGAGCCCGAGATCGTCGAAGAAGTCATCGCCGATAGCATCGTCAGCGACTCCGTTCCCGCCGAAGAGATCGAGCACATCGAAGAGATCGCGCCCGCCGACCAAGTCGAAGTCGCACCAGATGCAACACCCCAGCCCATTGTCAGCCCCGTATCCCTCGCCGCCGCCGATTCGATCTTGGCAAAATACAACGCCATCTTAGCCGAGCGCGACTCCGCCATCCTCGCCCTGCAAGCCTACTCCGCCAAAGTGGAGACCCTCCGCGACGAGCTCAACGAAGAGCGCGAAGCCTTCGCCCGCCTCGAGCGCAGCCTCGGCCTCTCCGCCGCCCGCGTCGTTCCCATCATTTCCAATGCCGCACCGGAAGCCCTCGACCCCGTCGCCGAGTATCTCGCCGCCGTAGAGTCCGGCGACCGCAAGGCCGCATCCGCCCTTTTTGAGAAGCACAAATCTCTCATCTGGCAAGCCCGCCAAAAAATTTCCAAAGCCTAAGCCGAGGAGAAACCCAACCAACACAAACCAAACACAACCACACCACTCATATGGCAAATACATTCGACTCAGCTCTGGTTGCGGATTCTATCTCCGCACAGACCAAAACCGTCCTCGCAAACCGCCTCGCGGCGCTCAACATCTTCGCATCGGATTTCTCGTCCGACGTTAAGACGGCCAAAGACACCGTCCAGGTTCCGCTCGTCACAGCGGCAGCATCGACACTCACAAACCCGACCAACTTCGAGCCCGGCGGCGGCAACACTGTGGGTAAGATCACGGTCACACTTGATCACCTCTTCCAGCCCTTCGCCATCTCAGCCGCTGAGTTGGCATCCGGTCATCGCCTAGATCGCTTGATCATCTCCAACCTCAATGCACTCGCCGACAAGATCTGGGCAGTGGCCACCACCCCGATCACCGTAGCAAATTTCGGGGCAGCATCGGTCACCACCGCAGACCTCACAGGCACGAACTTCGCCAACCTAAAGGCACTCTGGGCCGCAGTGGCCAAGAGCGACCGCAAAGGTCTCGTTCTGAGCCCCGCGCTCTACAGCCAACTCCTGCCCACCAGCAGCCAGAGCCTCCCGCTCTCCGCTGGCGCTTACGGATTTGATGCCGGTGTCTTCTACGCCAGCAGCTTCGCAGGAGAATCAGGCATGGCAGGATTCGCTTGCTCTCCAGACGCAATCGCAATGGCGGCAGCCGCTCCAGCAATCGCAGACGAAGTTCGCAACCAATTCTCGATCAGCGAAGTGGTCACGCTCGAACAGCTCGGCATCTCGGTGCAGTACAATGTATGGGGTTCCACAGCGAATCGCCAAGTCAACGCATCGCTCGAACTTATGTTCGGTGCATCGAAAGGCGTGACAGGCGGCACGATGGCCATCATCGACATCGCTTAATTCCTCGCGCCTCACAGCGCCCAACCCGCAAGAGCCCGGCTGGACCTTTCACCAGCCGGGCTTTTCTTTTTGACACCTCGCCACGGGTATGTCGCCCGAAGCGATCCGCTCCTTCACTCTCACCGCCGCCGCGCTGCGGAACTCCGCCCTTGGCACCACGGCCACATTCCGCAGCCAGCCCCTCCGCGTAGTGCTCTCCCCTATCGCCATCGGCCTTGATCTCGAGACGGGCGGACTTCGCCAGGGCGGAGAGTTCACTTGCCGTTTTTTGGCCACGTCCCTCGCCACCCCGCCGCGCCGTGGCGAGCAGATCCTTGTCGGTGGCAAGGCCTACACGATCCAGACCCTCAAAGAGGTCATCAGCACCCCCGGCGAATACGTCGCCACCATCGCGCCCGGCTCGTCATTATGAACTCCGCTCTCGAACTCGCCATCCGCGATTGGCTCCTGACCGATCCAGACCTCGCCGACATCACAATCTTGACCGGACAAAGCGCCGAGACGATCCCCGCCGACCAGACGGTGGTTTTTGTCTCTTGCGAGAACACCGACACACTCGCCCTCAAGCACTACAAGGTCCGCGCCCAGCTCATCGTCTCGACCCCCGCCGTCATCGAAGATTCGCTTGCCGCGCACCAAGGCATCTCCGGTGCCGTCAAAGCTTCACTCCTCAGCATCGCTGGCCTCGTCGCCTACCTCCCCTCGGGCCTCATCCTCGCCGGTGCCGACCTCAATTCATTCGGCGATTCCATCGGCTCCGAACGGTGGACGACCGCAGCGGATCTCTCCCTCGCCGTCATTGAAATTTGACACGGGCGAATTGGTGAAACCTCAACCCACCAATCACCACCATGGCCGCATCAATCTATCGCTCCGCAGCAGTTTCCACCGCCACTTATGGCACGCCCGACATCACGGGACTCATCGTTAAATCCTTCAACATTTCTGAATCCGCATCCCTTTCCGAAGTGAAAGACGATCAAGGATCAGTGGTCGCCGTAGCAGTCGGCGAACCCGTCAAAGACATCAGCATCGAGGGAATGAAGACCGGCAGCTTCAGCCAGTCAGTCGGTGGCGCTCTCACAGTTGCGCTCCCCGGCGGATCACTCGGTGGAACGACCATCGTGACGAAGGTCGACACGAAGTATGCCGCCGAGCAGTTCGAGAGCTTCTCGCTCACCGCGAAGAACTACTCCGCGACCATGACCACCTAGGTCGCCAACCCCGCGCACTAGGGGAGCAGGGCCACTCGCCCGCTCCCCATGCGCTCGCCGGGGCCGCGCCCCACCAGAAATAAATGTCCGAGATAATCCAACTTTTTTCTACGCAGAACCTCAAGGTCGCCGCCGCGCTCACAGCGATGGGCTTCCAGTTTGAGAACGAGACTGCACCCGTCACCCGTGTCCTTCGCCCATCCGGCCAAGAGAGCACGGTTTTCTGGTTTCAAGCCCAGCACCCCGAGACCGGCGAGCAGGCCGAGCAGATTTCGCGGTGGATGACCACCGAGGCCGACTCCTTCGCCGAGAAGAACCCCGAGCATCCCGTCGCCTACATGCGCGCCGTCCTAGCCAACCGCGACGAGCTCGTCGGCGTCATCAAATCCACCCCTCGCCAAGTCCTCATCGAGCGCAATGGCCGCACCATTTCCATCTCCGAAAACGCCACGCCCGAAGACCGCGCCCGCTTCGCCAGAAACTCATGAAAAACAAAAACCAAAAAACCAACGAACTAGAAACCGACGACGAAGTCCTCCGCCTCCAAGGCATGCGCCCCGCGTCCAACAAGGTCGGCGATTTCAAGCTCCGGCGCTTTGTGCCGGGCACCATCGACATCGTTCAAACGAACAACACGGGCAAGAAGGGCAACTTCTTCACTGTCGCCGCCTTTGGCTACGTTCACAGCGTCCCGCTCGACGAAGTGCTCGAGATCGCCGATGACCCCACCGCCTTCGCCCGCGCCGTTCGCAAGTGGCACATCGAAAACTTTACGACCCTCGAAGCACAGACCGAGCTCACCGAGGCAGTCAAGGCCGAGTTCGAGCGAATCAACTCCGCCGAATCCACCTCCGACAGCACCGGCGAATCGGGAAACTAAACAGCCCCAACTCACCGGTTGGGGCTACCGAGAAATCATGTGGGAGATCCCATTTACGGCAGGCCTGCAACTCCTGCACGCCGACGCCTACGCCCACGGCATCACGAAACGCTGGAAGCGTAACAACACCTCCGCGCTTTTTGACTTCGAGGCCGAAATAGACGCCGCCTTTGCTAAACTATGAGCCAATCCCTTTCCATGTCAGTCGCCAACCTCGGCCTTATGCGAGCCTTTGATGAGATCGCAAAAGCCGCCGGTGTGACTTACAAGGACGTGGTCCGCAGCGAAGCGGCCAAGATCCTCGAAGCCGCCTCTAGGAACACCCTCGCTGCACAAGTGCAACTCATAGAAAAAAACGTCAAGGCGGCACCACGGCGGAAGCTTAATGGCAAGCTTTACAAAATGTCTTGGAAGATGCCCGATGCCGTGTGGGCGATGGCGCAAGCTCAGATTGCCGCCTCCATCAAGCGCCGCAAAGCCTCTCGTGGCCTTGCCAAGAAAAGCTGGGTTCAAGTTGCACAAAGCATCGGCCTCTCAGTGAGCGCCCCAGGCTACGTCGAATCAGCCACTACTAAAAACGGCGACTATCCGGGCGACGGCAAAGCCACCGAGGAATCCAACGGCTCGGACTTCGCCATCGTCCTCCGCAACTCCCGCACCTACTCGCCATCGGTCTACGATGCCATCCGAAAAGCCATGAAAGGCCGCGAGAAATTCTTCCGTGAGAATCTCAAGCTCGGCGTTTTCAAAAGCATCGAAACCATCGCCGCACGATACCCCGGCCTATACACAAAATGAGCGAAACCCTCGAAGTCAAAATCGGCGCATCCGACGCCGGATTAGAAGCCACCCTCAAGACCGTCCAATCGGAATTGGCAAGGCTGGACACCAAGATCAAAGGCGGCGACCTCTCATTCAAAGAGCTGGACCAGACGATGCGGAAAATCGCTCAGACCGAAGGTCTCGAGAAGAAACTCCAAGCCATGGGCACCGGAGCGGCTGGCACATCGCCGAAGATCGACGCCCTCGGCGGCGACCTCAAGGCCATGGGAGCCAAAGCCGAAGACGCAGGCGAGAAGGGCAACCTCGGCCTAGGCAAGATCGGTATCGCCGCAGGCGTAGCCGGTGCCGCCGTAAAAATCGGCATGAAAGCCGTCGAGCTCGCCACCGATGCCGCCCGCGCTGTGGTCGATCAATTCGGCGCAGCCATTGACCTAGGCGGCAAGCTCAACGACCTCTCCTCCCGCACCGGCGAGAGCGCTGGCAATCTCCTCATTCTCGAGCGCGCCTTCACCAATACCGGAGTGAGCGCCGATGCCGTCGGCACCTCTATGAACAAAATGCAAAAGTTCATGGTGGACGCCGCTCAAGGCGGAGCCGCTCAATCCGACGCCATGTCCAGACTCGGCATCACCATGGGCGAGCTTTCCGGCAAGACGCCCACCGAGCAGATGGGCGTCTTCGCGCAACGCATTTCCTCGATTCAAGATCCAGCGCAGCGCGCCGAGGCCGCGATGTCGATCTTCGGGAAATCCGGCGGGGAGCTTCTTCCTATTCTTCAAAATTTCAGCGGAGAGA